GGCACGCTGTTCAGGATCGCCCGGGCCTGCTCGATCAGGGCGGCCCGTTGTCTCCTCAGTTCCTTCGTGTTCATTCGTCCTCCTATTCGCGTTCTGCAAGAGCCAGGCGCCGCCGCACCAGGCTCAAAGGCCGCCCAGGCGTTGCGGGCGGGTCGATCTTCTCCTCCCCGGCGAGCGACACTTCGCACGCCGCCGGCTGCGCCGAGCGGACGCCTGCGCCGGCGTCCGCTCCGACTGGCACCAGGCTCACCTCCTCCGGCTCCCAGTCCGTGGCGAGGAGCCGCGGCGGCTTCTCGCCAGGGAATTCCTCGTAGCGGTACACCCGGTAGCCGATGCTGACGTTGCGGATGACGCCGTCGAGCACGTCCCGCCAGACCGGATCGACTTCCGGCCGCCGGCTGAACCGCACAAGCGCGCGGCCTTCTCCGTCCGCGAGCCATGCGCGCTCGACCACCCCGATGATGCCGCGCAGATCGAAGCGGTCGTGGGTGTTGAGCAGGGGAGCGCCGCTGTTAAGACGTCCGAGGCGCACATGGCCCGGCTCCATGGAGAGCTCCTCCACGTAAACCTTCCCCGTCATCCAGTCCGCGCGCCGCACCGCCGCACCCGTCGACCAGACCACTTCGATCGTGCGCTGTTCCTCGTTCGCCGTCGCCGGCGCGATCTGCGCCGCGCGCGTCTGCTGTGCCAGTTCGACAATCATTGCTCTCCTCCGTCCAGTTGCGTCAGGGGCACCATCTGGGCCTGCACGCGGTACACATCACCGCCCGGGATCGGGTTCATCTCCTCGAGCTCGCGCACTTCGTCCTGATTGAGGAAGCCGGCCCGCAGGCCCGTGTTGTAGGCCTCGTAGCGGCTCTTCATGTCGCCCCGCAGCAGCGCGGCGACAAGGAACCGGCAGAAGTAGCCGTCGCCGAGCAGCTTCCTGTTGAACTCCTGCTCGAACCTGGTCATCCAGGGCAGCATCGAGTACTGGATGAATTCCAGCGACTGGTGCTCGATGTTCGAGAAGGTGGCCCGCTCCAGGTCCCCTATCAGGTGAGGCGGCACGCGGTAGATGGCGGCAATCTCCGAGCGTTGGAACTTGCGCGTCTCCAGAAACTGCGCGTCATCCGGCGGGATGGTGGTCGCCACCCACTTCGCGCCGTCGTCGATCACCAGCGTCTTGTGGGCGTTCTCGACCGACCCGTAGGCCTTGTTGAACTCCTCGGTGAACTTCTGCCGGTCCTTGAGCCGGCCGGGCACCTGGAGGATGCCGCCGATCTTGGCTCCATTGGCGAACAGCTTCGCCCCGAACTGGGCGGCCGCCATGCCCGTGCCGATCGACTGCCGCGCCAGCCGGATCGGCGACCATCCGACCAGGTCGTCGCCCAGCGTCCTGATGTGGATGATGTCCTCTGCCGGATACACACCGGCCCACGGGCTCGACCGGTCCTCATAGCTGTAGACCAGCCGCCCGTTGAGCCGCTGCACGCGCATCCACTGCGGCGCCAGCGGCCACAGCGCCCGAGCCCGGCCGGCGCGGTTCCAGTCGATGAGCGCGTAGGCGTTGCCCCAGCGGTTGGCCCACTGCATCATGGTCTCGATGAATGTCGAGGCGCTGATCTCCGGGTTCGGCTCCTCCTTGAGCAGCCGGTAGGCGTAATGCTCAGGCGCCTTCTCGCGGCCGCGCTCGAGCTGACGGTAGACGATCAGCGGCACGGACGCCAGCGTCTCGCTGAGCACGCGGATGCAGGCGAACACTGTCGCGTAGTTCAGGGCGACGGTTTCGTTCACGGCCACGCCTGCATCGGACTTGACCGTTCCCAAGGCGTCCCAGAGCCATTCCGCCGGGGATGACAGGCCGGTCACGAACTCCGAGGAGCGGATCTCCGGCATGATGTTTTCGCGGCCGGCGAGGGAAAAGAGGGTTTCGATCATACGACCAGCACCACTGGATCGGCGGCGCCGCCCGATCCGTCATGGACAATCAGGCGGGCCAGCGCGTTCAGAATGGCCACGATGCCGTCGATCCGCTTCCGAGAGTAATGGCGGCTGGGCTTGACCGGCTTCATCAGGCCGTTGGAGTCCTCCTTCACAGCCACGCAGTCGGCCATGAACCGCAGCACTGGATTCCCGCCGTGCCGGATGGTGCGGTCCTCCCAACGGCGCTCCAGCTCCCGGCAGGCCGCGTTCAGCCCGATGGTCGTCTGCCGGATGGGCACCATCCGCACGCCCGCGGCCTGCAGCTCCACTGCCGTCTGATTCGCGTTGTAGATGTCGTAGCCGACCTCGAGCAGCTCGAACTCCTGCGCGTATTCGAGGATCCGGCGCTTGACCACCGTGTAGTCGACCGTGTTGCCCTCGGTGGCCTCGATCAGACCGGCCTGCACCCAGCGATCGTACGGATAGCCGTCGAGCTTGGTCCTCTCCCGCACGGCCGCGGCCGGCATCCAGAAATGGCAGAGGATGTCGATCATCCCGTCCTCGTGAGGGAACAGCAGCGCAAATGCGGTCAGATCCACCGAGGTGGACAGATCGAGGCCTCCGAAGCACGGCCGGCCGCGCAAAGCCTCGCGATCCACCTTGCCTGCGCAGGCATCCCATTTCTCCAGCGGGATCCAGCGCGATTCCTGCTGCACCCAGCGGTTCAGCCGGAAGCGCAGGAACTTGTTCAGCTCCGCCGGGTTCTGCTTGGCCAGGCGCGCGGCTTCCGCCACCTTGTCCACGGGGAGGAAATCGCCCAGCGCCGGGTTCGCCTTGGCCCAGGTCTTCGGGTCCTCCCAGTCGTCGTTGTCATCGGCGGCGAAGATGACCGGGTAGTAGGACGGGTTCTCGAAAACGCCGCGCAGAAGCTGGCTCGCATACTCGTGCTGCTGCCAGCACAGCGGGCTCTCGTCGCGCACGCCGGCCGTGGTCAGCGCCACAGTCAGCGGCTGCGTGCGCGTGTCTCCGCCGAGCGTGAGGATGTCCCAGAGGTCGGAGTTCTTCTGCCGGTGCAGCTCGTCGAAGATCACGCCGCTCGGGTTGATGCCGTCCTGCGTGCCGGCGTCCGCGGAGATCGCGCGGTAGAAGCTGTCCGTCGGCCGGTAGTAAATCGTCTTCGTCGAGTTCAGCACTTCCGTGCGCCGCCGCAGCGGCGGGCATTGCATTACCATGCGCCTCGCCAGCCGGTAGATGATGGCCGCCTGATCGCGCGCGCTGGCCGCGCCGTAGACTTCGGCTCCGGCCTCCCCGTCCGCGGCGAGCAGGTACAGGGCGATGCCGGCGGCCAGCTCGCTCTTGCCGTTCTTCTTCGGGATCTCGATGTAGACGGTCGAATACTGGCGCGTGCCGTCATCCTTGACCGTCCCGAAGATGTCCCGGATGATCCGCTTCTGCCATTCAGCCAGGAGGAAGGGCCGGCCGGCGTACTTGCCCGTTCCATGCTTCAGGTAGCGCTCAAAGAACGCGACAGCGCGATCGGCCTTCTTCCGATCGAACGGCATTGCCTACGAGAACATCCCGTCCGGGTCATCGTGGATCTCCTGCTTCGGGATGTTGATCTTGCCCCGCGAGGCCGGCGTGAGACCGAACAGGTCGCTCCACTTCTGCAACGCCGCCCGGTACTGCCGGGCAATTTGCAGGGCCGGATTCTTCACAAAGCCGCGCTGGCCAGGAATCAGAACGCCCTGCTCGGCGATCTGGCGCTCGCATTCTTCCAGCCGCACGCGGCACAGGCAGTAATCGGCCAGAGCCGCCTGGTCGAGCTCGGACAGATCCCCGCGGGCGAAGAGCAGCTTCGTGAGCCGCTCCCATTCGCTCAACGCCTCTGGAGGCAGGCTCGCCGGAGGCTCAGGAAAGCCAGGAAGGTGCTGAATGACCTTCGCAGGGCGTTTATTCGGGTTTCCGCGCCGATCCTGGATGGCCTGCGGCTTGGCAGTGCGTGGCATCAAAAATCGCGTTTCATTTCGCGGGCGTTTGCGCGCGCGGCCCGGCGGGGTCTACGCCGGCGCCGGCCAGGGATCCTCCCTCCCCCCTCGGCCCGCACCGGCCGGCCCAGCCCGAGTCGCGCGCCGTCTTCCGGTCGTGGCAGGGCTTGCACAGCGGCTGCCAGTTCGAACGGTCCCAGAACAGGTCCTGATCTCCGCGGTGCGGCTGGATGTGATCCACGACTGATGCCAGAGCCGTCGCGCCGCGCCGCGCGCATTCCTGGCAGAGCGGGTGCTCGGCCAGGAACGCCTTCGACGCTTCCCGCCACCGCCGGCCGTAGCCGCGGCGGGCTGCGCTCTCGCGCCGCGCGTCCGGACCCAGCAGCTTCTCATGCTCCGCGCAGTAGCCGCGCTCGACCAGGCGCGGACAACCGGGCACGGGGCATGGCTTCTTCGGCGCCTCGGGCATCAGTGTCCCCGCGACTGCTCCCAGACTTCTTTCCGCAGGTAGATCTCGTCGATTTCCCTGCGCAGGGCGGCCTCCCGCTCGGCCAGCTCCTTCAGGATCAGGGCCTTCAGGTAGGCGTTGAACACCTGCCCCACGAGAGCTAGCAGCGAGGCCGCCACAGCCAGGTGTTCCGTGCTCATGATTCTTTCCGGTACGGCGCCTCCGCCGGCGTGCCGTCAGGGTTCGAGAAATGCGCCAGCGCGGCGACGGCGCCCTGCACCAGCGACAGCGCGGCCATCGCCCACAGCTTGCCCCGCGGAGGCAGAACGTCGATCGTGGCATTCAGCACGTGCGCCACGACCGCCAGCGACTGGATGGCCGCATTGACCTTGAACTTCACCATCTCCTTCCTCCTCAAGAAAAGTAAGAGCCGACCGGGTAGAGCGGATACGGTCTGGTCTCCGCAAAGGCGCGCCCGAGGTTCGCCATGATCCGGTAAACCTCGTGGAAGAAGTTGCCACGGTCGAGCCCCAGCTTCGGCGCCAGCTCCCGCGCGCGCCAGTCTCCCAGAATGTGTTCGTACAGAATCCGCAGCTGGCGTTCTGTCAGCACCCGGCGCGCGATGATGTCGAAGTCCGCCACATACTCGACGGCCTTGAATGAGTAGGTTTTCCTGTTCGCACGCATCGACGGGGCTGGATTGCGCGTGACCAGATCGTAGGTGACCCGGCTGAATCGTCCTGCTTCGTCCCTTGCCGACCGATACTTCCTCGCGCAGATGCGGAAGATCGACCTCAGCACGCACGGGCACGGCCGCCCGAAGCGGTTCAGTCCGGCACCATGGCAGTACGCGCATCTGACCTGAGCAAGGCCGAAGACCAACTCATGGGTCCAGACCGGGTGTTTCTTGAGCGAAGGGGAGCGGATGATGTCAGGCTTTTCGATGCTGGGCGCTATCCGACGCACGGGCGCCGGAACCATGGCTGCGCTGGCCATCAAATTTCTCCCGAGTGGCGGATGCCGAGGATCGTCATCCCATGCCGCAGGGTCCGGATGGCGCGCGCGTGAAGGGCGTGCACAGCCGGAACCCCGATCCCCATCCTGCGGCCGATCTCTTCGAGCGTCATCTCCTCGCGGTAGCGGAGCTCCAGAACCAGGTGTTGCCGGCGGGTCAGCATGCATGAGGCAAGCGCCCAGATCAGCCGCTCGCGCTCCCGGCAACGGCAGTGCTGCTCCGGGCCGTCATCCGGATCTCGGAGCAGATCCGCCCAGGTCATGGGACGAAGAAGCGCCTCTGCCACGAAGGGATCCGCACGAGCGTCCAGACCCCGGCAGGATTGTCCCGCGTCTCGCGGTTGTGCGAGTACTTCCGCCGGGCCGGACCGGGCCTGTGCATGGCGATCGTCTCGGCGACGGATGGCGGCCGGTCCGCTCTGAGTCTCACGGCATGGATCTTCCGCCTGGTCCCGAGCACGACGACCTGGCTTTCGCGCACGAGGTCGCGGGCCTCGTCCTCGGTGATCCAGCGGACATGGCGGTTATGCTCGTCGAGCAGCGCCACGCGGTCGGACATGATTCTGGCTTCGGCCAGGGTAGGGGAAGACTGCACTGGGAATCGGCCGGGAGTCGCTGGATTTTCGGTCGGGCTCCTGTCCGACCTTGCCCCATCCCGGAAGGGGCCGGCGCCGGACCGTCGGCGCGCCGCCCCGCGCGCCGCGGCCGCCACCCGCCGCAACTATCCTACTGTACCCGCCAGGAGCGAAAACCTTCACATCGGCCCGCCGCCCGCTCCCTGAGGCAGTCGCGTAACCGCCTCATGCAGCGAGGCTTGGACTCATTATGCCCTGAAAACGGAAAACGGGCAAAATGTTTCAGCGGCCGCTCTTGCGCCTCCGGTCTGCCTTCGGCAACGGCTTG